GCCTCTATTTCTCATTCAGCTGGCGCGGGACTGAACCCACTTGACCTGCCGGCATCGGTTTTTCCGGGGAGGTGGGAAGTATTGCTGCCAAACAATGCCGATCTGGTTGTGCGAACCAACGATCGCATCACTGATGAAATGGGTCGAAGCGCGATTGTAGCAGCCGCGGAACTCACCAACCTTGGTTGGCGGGTGCTAGCCAAGGAGATAGCGACCTGACATGGCCGATCAATCCGATGTCGAAGCTGCAATGGTAAGCGCCATTGCGGCATGCCTCTATCCCCAAGGAGCCGAAGCCCCAAGCTTCATCGGGAACCGTTGCCGGATATTCCGAGGGTGGCCGTCCGCGACAGCCCTCAACGCTGATCTTGCCGCCGAGGTCATCAACATTACCATCTTCCCAGATGGCAGCGGGCAGCATAACACAACCCGCTATACCGATGAGGCTAGACTGGTCACCCATAATGCCCCAACGCTGATGGTCGATGTCGTCGGAACTAAAGTCTCCTTTTCAGGCGGGGTAGGTGCCGGTCAGGTGGCAGGCATTCTGGTGGATAATATGGCGGTCGTACACCGCGTTCAGGATGGCGATACGCTCGAACTTGTCGCGGCAACCCTGGGTGCCTATCTCCGAACCAGGCGCCTGGTAAATGTTGTCGGCGCCAGCATCGCAATTCCCAACGCCCGTGCGATCATCGGCAGGGTCGTTGCAGATCAGACCGTTCAACGTGAAACACGAAGGCAAAGACAGGGTTTTCGCGCTACAATGTGGTGCCCCAGTGCTGCCCTGCGTGACATAGTCGCCGGTCTTATTGATCAGCGTCTGTCCGACAGCAACTGGCTCGCATTGCCGGACGGCACGAGTGGCTTCGTTCGCGGCGTTGTGTCCAAGGTTTTCGACCAGAGTTTGAATGCAAATCTATATCGCCGGGATATTGTATTTGATATCGAATATCCAACGATAATCTCAGAGATAATGCCGGCAATGATATTCGGCAACCTCAACTTCGCCCCGGCCGCTGCCGGCTCAGTACTAACCCTGTTGGCCTGACGGAGAAATCTTTAGCCATGAATATCCATCTCGTGGTTGTCGCCGCGTTCGCGACATATGCAAAGGGTGACGTTATCACCGCCCCCGGCGTTATCGAGCAGTTGTTAGCATCCGAGGATCGCAAAAGCGTCGTTCGGGTGTCCGTCATTCCGCAGCAGGGGGATTAGGTCATGCCAATTGTGCAGCAAGGTAACATCAACACGACCGCGCTCGTGGTCCCGGATCTCTATGTCCAGATTGTTCCGCCGCAAAGCCTTATCCTCAACGGTGTTCCAACCAACATCGTAGGTGTGGTTGGAACTGCGCCTTGGGGTCCGGTTGGCTCACCGGTCGTCATCGGCACGATGTCGGACTATGCCCACACCTTCGGTCCGATCATGGCCCGAAAATACGATTTGGGTACGCCTGTCGCAATCGCCGTACAACAAGGTGCCTGGAATTTTCGCTGTGTTCGTGTAACAGACGGAACAGACACCGCGGCGGCATTTCAACTACCCAATACCAGTACGCTATTTACAGCCCTTCATACAGGTTCACTTGGTAATCGGATCAATGTTGCCCTTAGCACGGGATCGAAGGCCACGAGTTGGCGTTTGACCGTATCGCTTCCTGGGCTTCAGCCGGAAGTGTTCGACAATATCTCAGGCAATGGTGCCGCTTTCTGGGCGGCGCTTGCAACCGCAGTCAACCACGGCCTAGGTCCGCAGCGTGGCCCGAGCCAAATCATTGTCATGAATGCCGGTGCAACCGTCGCCGAGCCTGTCGCATTTTCCTGGAGCTTCAGCTACGGCGTGCCCGGCACGGACGGAGCGGCAGCGATTAGCGCCGCTACACTTGTGGGCAGCGATACACTGCCGAGAACCGGCATGTATGCATTGCGCGGGCAAGCCTGTAGTTTAGCGATGCTGGCCGATGGCGATGAGGCAGCGCATTGGGGCACTCAGGCAGAGTTTGGCTTGTCCGAAGGCGTCTATATGATTATGACGACGCCTGCCGGCGACAACATCGGTAGTGCTGTTTTCGCCAAGCAGTCCTGGGGATTGGATACTTACGCCGTCAAGCTCATGTTCGGCGACTGGGTCTGGTGGATTGACCTTGCCAATCAGTCTGTTCGTCTGGTTAGTCCGCAGGGGTTCGTGGTGGGGCGTTTGGCCAACCTGTCACCTGAGCAATCGAGCCTGAACAAACCGCTCTACGGCGTCGCCGGCACTCAGAAATCCGGCACGCCGGGCAGTGGCCAGTTGGCAACGTACTCGACAGCCGAATTGTCTACATTGCTGAGCGCCGGCATTGATATGATCGCCAACCCCCAGCCAGGTGGAAATTTCTGGGGCGTTCGTGGCGGCCACAATGCCAGTAGCTCGGCCGCCACGAACGGTGACAACTATACGAGGCTTACTAACTACATCGCCGCCACTCTCGCATCAGGTATGGGGCAATATGTCGGGCAGGTGGTGAATGCCAACCTGTTCCGACGCATTCGCGCGACTCAGCTCAGCTTTCTCCAAGGCATGTTGAGCCAGGGCCTGCTCGGCAGCGCCGATGGCACCGTACCTTTCAGCGTGGTATGCGACACCAGCAATAACCCGCTGGCCCGCACGGGCTTAGGCTATGTGCAATCCGATGCCCAAGTTCAGTATCAGGCAATCAACGAGAAATTCATCGTCAATCTCGAAGGCGGCCAAACCGTCCAGGTCCAGCGGCAGATTTTACCCACCACCCCTGGCGCGCTCGCGGCATAAGGAGCCCTTATCATGTCGATCAATACATTTTCAGTCGGACGTGATTGCCAGCTTGTAGTCATGGGTCCCTTCGGTCGTCTCGATCTCACCCACGTTACTGGCTTCGACAGCCGGCAACGCACGGCGGCTGTTCGAATTGACCGCATCGACGGCACCCAACTTGGCGCAGAACTCCCCAAGGGGTGGGAAGGATATTTTGAAATAGAACGCGGATCTTCAGCTGTTGATGATCTGATTGCTAAAATGGAGCAAACATATTACGCGGGTGGCGCCATTCCGGTCGGATCGCTGTACCAGTACGTCAGTGAGACCGATGGATCTACCAGCACCTATCAATATGACGGAGCGGTTTTCAAGCTCAGCCAGGCCGGCACCTGGCGTGGCGATCAGAGTGTGAAGCAACGCCTGGAGTTCTTTGCAAGTTCCCGCAAACGAATTTGAACGGAGAGCAATTATGGAAATTCAACCAAACGCGCTGCAAAACGGTGGCGCAACCGTTACCGACCAACTTGGTCGCGTCCTGACGGTCCGCCGGCTTGGACCGCTCGATCGACTACGCGTCTTCGAAGCCGCCGGGGCAGATCTTTCGCGCAATGATCGGTGGCTCGGGGTGGCGTTGCTAGCCTGCTCGGCAACGGTAATAGATGGGGTTCCGTATCCGTTCCCAAACAGCAAATCGGCGATTGAAGCGATGGTCCAACGTCTCGGCGATGTCGGGCAAGCAGCACTCGCCCGAGCTCTAGCACCTGAACCGGCCGCGGATCTGGTCACAGCGGGAAACTGAGTAGGCACCCCGATCTCCTCGACCCGCTCTTTCTCTGCATGAACGGGGTGCCTTTTGAAGTTGCGTTTTCGCTTTCGCCGACCTCTAGACTGGCATGGGTTGTGGCAGTCGGCACACTCAAGGGCAGGGTATTCGACTGGGCAAATGCCAAATGGGTCGATGGTTAAAGCTCGGTCGGAATAATTAATAACCTTAAAATACCGTATTATATACGTAAAATATGTATTTAGTATTATGATGTTGATATTAATTATAAAATAATCATCGCTGTCGGCAATATGTCAGTCGAAACGGAGGGTAACAATGGATTTGCTAGAGCTCTTGCAGCCCATTTTGAAGCATGAGACTGAACAAATCTCCCAGGCCGCCAAAGAAAACCTTATGCACTCGGAGGGCGGCTCCGATCGCTTAGCGTGGCTGCGCCGGATTGCTGTTACCAATAC